TAAAAGGTAATGCTGTTGTGTGACCTAAATCACTAATCTGACTTTCTGTTATTGACAAGTTACCTTGATGTTGAACAACTGAACTTGTTGTGATATTAACATCTGGAACATTTGCCCAGGTAACTGCTGTTGATAAATCATTTGTTTCTGTGTATGAAGTTAGGTATGATGATAAATCTGCAGGAGTAAATGTAAACACTCCATTGGTATTGTTGTAGGCAATCGCCCCATCACCTGCCGCTGAGCCCTCAGCACCAACAGATAACGCTGTTAACGCAATACCACCAGCACCAGCCTGATCCACATCAAGTAAATTTCTAATCTCTTCTGCTGTTACACTAGCGTTTAATACGGGTCCAATATCATCTACAATTGGAAACACTTCACCGTGTGTTAAGAATACAGTGTTTGTGTCGCCAACAAATTGTGTTGTTGTTGGAGTAAATGCACTAGTGTATCTTGCTGAGTTGCTTACTCTAATTTCATCTAGGTAACCTTCAAATGGTGATGTAGAACTGTCCAGCAGTCCATAATAAAATGTGTCATATGTTGCAGAGCCAACATCGCCTGTGTAGGTGGTTGCAGTGCCTTCTGCAACACCGTTAACATACAATTGAACAGTGGATCCATTTCTTACTAGAGCAACATGATGCCATGTGTCATAAGCAAATGTATTACCTGATACCACAGCACTTAGACTTTGTATGCCCCATTGGAATTTACTATCTGAATCACTCCATTGTATATAAAACTGCTCTGCGGCGTAACCTGTTGTATCTCTGTTGGTTACTATCAATTGATTAGCACTCTGATCAGTTAACCAAACATATTGTTCAATGGTAAAGTCACCACTAAAGTCAAGCTCACTGTTTTCTACGGATATCTTACTGTTTGTGCCGTTAAACGGAATACTGTAAGTCCCAAGTTTGTTTTGCGTAGAACTTACTGCTGATATATTAACAGAGGTAATAGTATTGTCACTGGCCGCAATACCAATAGCGGGAGTAGTATCTCCTCCATCTGTAATTCCATAACCACTTAATGTAGTTGGTGTTGATGTAATTGCACTAAAAGGTAATGCTGTTGTGTGACTTAGATCACCAATTTGACTCTCAGTAAGTGTAATATTGCCTTGATGTTGAACAACTGAACTTGATGTAATATTAACATCAGGAACATTTGCCCATGTAACTGCTGTTGATAAATCATTTGTTTCTGTGTACGATTGTAGTGCTGTATCAGCTGTTGCACCTTGAGCACTTGTTGCCGCATCAGTAATTCCATAACCACTTAATGTGGTTGGCGTTGATGTAATTGCACTAAACGCTAGTGCAATATTACCTTGATGTTGAACAACTGAACTTGATGTGATGTTAACATCAGGAACATTTGCCCATGTAACTGCACTTGATAAGTCATTTGTTTCTGTGTATGAAGTTAGGTAACTGCCTAAATCGGTGATTTGATTTTCTGTAATTGCAAGATTACCTTGATGTTGAACAACTGAACTTGATGTAATATTAACATCAGGAACATTTGCCCATGTAACTGCACTTGATAAATCATTTGTTTCTGTGTACGATTGTAGTGCTGTGTCAGCTGTTGCACCTTGAGCACTTGTTGCGTATGCAGATGATGCTGTTGTGGCCGCTGTCCCTAACCCTAGGTTAGTTCTTGCTGTGCCTGCGTTAGTTAGATCACTAAGGTTGCTTGCTTTAACTAATTTTTCACCTAAGGATGATGCTGTTGTAGTAGCGTAATTAGCATCGTCACCTAAAGCCGCCGCTAGCTCATTTAGAGTGTCTAGTGTTGCTGGAGCACTGTCGACCAAATTACTTATTGCGGTGCCAACATAGGTAGTTGTGGCGTAATTACCTTCAATGGTAGTTACATTACCTGTTAAGGCTGTTAAGTCTGTTTGTAGGGTGCCTGCTGTGGTTTCTAGAGTGCCAATTGAGCTGGTATTGTTACCCACAGAACTAGTTATTGAAACCACATTGCCTTGTAGTGTTGTAATGTTGCCTGCGTTGTTACTAATGTCTGTTTCTAAAGAGGTAGGATCAAAAGAACTTGTTGGCAATGCACCTGCATCAACCACTGTTGCGTTTGATAAGGTAACTGTTAAATTACCTGCACCTGTTATTCCAGCATCAGTAACTGAAACACCGGTATCACCTGTTGTTCCTGTTGGACCTGTTGGTCCTGTTGGGCCTGTTGGGCCTGTTGCTCCGGTTGTGCCTGTTGTGCCTGTTGGTCCTGTATCACCTGTCGTGCCTGTTGGTCCGGTATCACCTGTTGTGCCTGTTGGACCTGTTGGTCCTGTATCACCTGTTGGTCCTGTTGGTCCTGTTGCTCCTGTCGTGCCTGTATCACCTTTAACATTACCTGCATCAATAGTTGACGCATCACTTAATGTTACTACTAAATTACCTGCACCTGAAATTGCGGCACTTGTAACATTAATGCCGTCTAGTTCTACTGCATTGTATGATACTGTAACTGGATAAGAACTTTCATTAACTGTAACATCTGCACCTACTTCTGTAATTGTAACTGTATAAGCCATGGTAGTCTCCTTATCCTAATGTTAATGCTGTATAACCAACATCTGATATTGGATCACCAACTGCAACATCTGGCTCCCAAGCGTTTACAAAGCAGAATCTATGTGAATTGATTTGTGCTGGTGTGCTGTCATCTGTCCATGTAACAGAATATACTGTAACAGGAACATTAACTCTTGCGTCAGGGACAATGGGTCCACTATACATGTTTGCTGGCACATATACTTTAACAGTGCCTAAACTGGTTGATACAACATCGGGCAATGTAGCTCCAGATGTTTCAACCTTTGCAAAACTACCTATTACTGTTGAATTTGAAAAATTGGGTTCGCCAGTTCGTCGATTGAACTGAACTGTATCTACTACTAGTGTTTGGTAATCGGCAGAGAAAGACCATCCTGCGATGTCTTGTGCAAAATCATATAATAGTGTTTTTTGATTAGATGGAAAGATCTGTTCTATTTTGATTTGATCTGGGCCACCAATATATTGGTTGAAGTCTAGAACTCCTGACATAATGTGTGCTCTCCTAAAGGTGATAACAACTAGACTGAGGCCTTGTTGCTAGTTGTATTTATGTTGTTAGCTTTATGGTATAAGTGTGTTGTTTAGTCTTTGAGTTCTAGTTGTGTTGTTTCTAAATTAACATGCCACAAGTCTGCCTCAAACTCATTTATATTTTGTTCTGTATCAATGTACGGTCCTTTCCTCATTGAGATTCCATTAGTAGGCATTTTAACTGTTAGTTGACCTGTTGTGTTGTTATAGTAATATCTCATATCTTTTCCCTTTTAGTCATCTGCTATTGTTATGCCACTATACAATGAATAATCAAATAATGATATTTCGCATTGTACGCCTAACCCTGTATCATAGGTCCCAGTGGGATAGTTGTGTTCAACTTCTATTCCAACAGTAACCGTGTCTCCCACTGTGGCGCTTACTATGCCTTCAACCATATGATCTTCAAATTTTGAACTATAACCGCCTGTCACACTTATATCAATTCCTTGATTAACTAAAAGTTTATTAGATGTAATTCCAGTATTTTTACTGCCCATTTCACCAGTGGCTGGGGAACCACTACCACTACCTCCACCCCAATTTGCGTTATATTTAATTTTATAATGTCCGGTGTAAGGTGCTGTAAATGAGGACAAAGAGTAAGTTGTAGAATTCAGATAAGCATTGTTAACAGTCCAGAATCCAGTCTGAAACGCATGGACTATAGGACTACCACCTGCTTCTGACATATAAGTTTGTGGGAATCTGGGATCACTTCCAACATCAGTATTAAATACATCAAATATTTTATCGTATACACTACCACTGGAGTCATCACTATCTGTCATTAGGCCATCTAGTAATACTAACAGCGTGCTTAACCCTGCACCTGTTAATAAACCAGCTGTACTACTATCCTGAAGTTCAGTAAGTTCTGTTACAGCGTCTGGAATCTGAATTGGTGCGTAGGTTGCATTAGCTATTGAGCTAAACTCACCAGTTGCTTCATCGTTAATTGCTCTAACCTTAACATAGATGCTACCAGCACTTATATTGTCCAATTCTAAACTTACCGCAGTTGTTGCGTTATACAAACCTTGATCAAATGGTCTAGTTGTTCCGGCTATGTTGTAATTCGTCCCGTCTGATGAAGTCCAAAATTCTATTGCTTCAACAATTCCTATAGGCGTAGTAGTTTCAAATAACACATGAGGCCTTGCGTCTCGTTCAAACAATGTAATTGTAGGAGTTGCCGGAGTGCCTACATATCCTTTAGTTACAATCCCATTAGCTGTTGAAATACTAACTCTTGACAAATCATTATCATATACTCCACTATCATATTCTAATGCTGTAACATCAATCCCAATGCCACCATCACCGCTATCAATTTCTGTTAAAGTCATAACTCTAAACAGTTTGTTAGTCCAACCTAAATGACTGTTGGTGATATCAATAACATCACCTGCGTTTATATTAATAGCAGTATAATCAGTGCTAAAATTAATAACTAGATCAACTCTTGACTGTTTAAGTTCTCTAATACCTATATGCTGTGCTTGCACAGGGTCGCTACACAAATCTAAGGTCATTTCTAGTGTGTTGTCTTGTTCGTTTTCTTTTCTGTCAGCAGAGTCAATTTCAATTTTAACAAAATCAATTTGGTCGTTGATGTCACTTCTTGGATAGCTAACCTTTACTGAATTATACATGTCAGTAATGCCAGTACCATTAATTGAAATAGTGCCAATAATGTTGCTGTCTGTAAATGAATGCGTGCTACTACCCGCCTGGTTAATAACTACACTCCAGGCCCCATTATGTACATCATAAGTTATCCAGGCACCTGAATTATTTGCGATGCGTTCCATGTTCTGAAACACTGGTGATGTCGTATCAATGACTCCATTGATATTAAACTGTGCTGGTATCTGACTTATGCTCATCTATTAGGCTCCTGCATATGTAAGTATTCTTCTGAATGCTACTGCTCTGTTGCCGAAGCTCTTTGTAGTTGAAAGTTGATCTTCCCAGGGGAATGGTGATGTAATACTACTATCCATCATCCATTGTTGAATACTAGCAAAACTTTCAGGACTACTTGACCAATATTCTTCTGTTTTAGCTGATGCTAAGTCGGTATATGCTGACGCCAATAACAATTCTTCTATTGCAGGTAGGTAGTAATCTGAATAACCATATGCTGTAAGGTTTTTGCACATTTTAAATGCTGAATATCTATAATATGTAACTCCACCACTTACACCCCATTCGGTATCCACTACACCGTCAGCATCAGCAAGTGCTTGTAATTCTTTTCCATTATGTAGACTGTAGTAATCATCATCTAAATCACTACTACTAGATTCGCCAAGACTAGACATATATCTCCTGAAGACTCCAGTTTTGCCACCGTCTTCAAATGTTAGATCAGTTGGGTGCATAAACAATTCCCAGGTTCCTACTTCCTGATAAGATCCTGAATTATATATTTTCTGTCCAACATATATTCCGCCAAACTCTGGATACAATGTTCCTAATACTAATACAGGAGGCATGTTTAATGTTATGTTAGCCACAACCTGATCTGCCTGGACAATGTCGTCTTCTGTTTGTGTCTGAGTATATTCTAACGCAAATCCTGTTACAGGTGAATTCGAACTTAACGCAACTGTTGGAACAAATTTTAATGCTTCTAAATCAGTATTCACAGTTGTGATGTTACCAGATATTGTTCCTGGATTTCCGATGCTTACATTTCCAACAGAGAAATTACCAGCAATGGTTCCTATATTCTCAACAACCACTGAATAAGTTTTAGTTGGACTAAATTGAGGGGTGCTCGCCGCATTAACATCGGTAATCTGAATGTTACCTTGATAATTATTATACATTGGAAAACTGCTAGATGGGTTTGTTGTAGCATATGAATTTGTTATTGGTAGACTATATTCATCATGCACACCAGTATTAGTTACAGAGATAACATGATTAGTTACCTGATGCACATTTGCAGTTGAACTAGTATCATATCGCCACTGCTCATATAAAATTGATACACTTCCTGTATAGTCTGCAGGTGGAGTATAAAATACCTCACTATCATTGATCACAGTGACATTGCCAGTTGACACAACATTGCCTAATACTGGAGTAGTATTCGCACTTGATGCAAAGTAACCAAGCTGATCTGTAGGACTAGTTTGTCTGAATCTAGTAGTATACACTTTGCCACCTGAACTAGTATCAACAATTAATGGATCAGCAATTGCGTCGCCACCGATGTCATATACTACAATGCGATTATCTTCATCATATGTTGCTGATGTTCCTAATTGATAGACTGCCTCAATGGTTACCACTACATCCCATGTTCTGCTATCCCCTGATAATAAATCAAGAGTGTATGTTATTGTGTTGCCAGTTGCGTAACCTATTGGATATGTTACATTATGAACTTTTATACTGTCCCATACTCCTTTAGTAATAGGCCCAGTTATTTTATAAACACCTGTGCTAGGATTTGAATATGCTGTGCCTGCTGGTAAACTGTTTGGCCAAACAACTGTTGCTCCAGTTACTCCAACATCAATGGTAAAGGTGCAACTTGCACTTACTGATTGTGCTGATATTACCCCATTGGAACCAGTTGGTGCACCCCAAGTAGCATTTTGAGGAGCTGTTGCAGTTAAATCAGTTGCCGTCGCTAATGTTACTGCCCTTGCCCTGTCATCTGTAAAGGTTACAAAGGTATTACCAAAAGTATTTAATTGTTGTAAACTATTCATCTTTAATCTCCGCACTTGCAATTCCAGCACCATATCTAGTTGATTTCATATAATCACTTAGGCAATCACCAGGTTGTGTCATTGAGTTTGTAACATGGAAACGAACATTTCTTAGACCTGTTACACTTTTTTCTCTGTTATAATTAACTTCTACAACAGCAAATATTAAATCAGTCATCATGTGAGTACTAGTCCACGCCGGTAATCCTGTTAGGTCATACGCATCTGGAACAGTTCCAGAATAAGTTTGTGGAACTACTCCACTATCACTATTGCCATTGTAACAATACACTTTGACTAACCCAGCTATACTGTAATCTCGGTTACCTTCCCTGTCTTGACTGTAAAGAGCTGTTTGTCCGTCTGTGTCAAATATTATTTTTTGGTCTTGCCAATATATGTCATTAAATGTAAAGCTACTCTGACTTAGATCACTAATTAAAGTTCCAGTCTTTTCACATATTGTTAATACATAGGTCATTCGTTGATTTGAATTACTCATTACTGCTTCTGTAATAACACCACCTAATTGAGCACTTCCGTATACTACAGGGACACGGTTTTTTTGATCTGCGTTAACTTGTTCTCTAACACCTCTGTCAATATAAGGCAATGTAGGTAAACCAGTACCACCACTACTGCCACCTGATCTTGCTTGGTCTCGATCATCGGCTTTAGTAATGTTTGACATTTTGTTTAAGGCATAACCACTTAATACAGTTTTTAAAAGTGTGCTACCAATACCGTCACCTGTTACGCTACCAATAACACTTTTACCTACATTAACTATAGTATCTAAGAAACTCACGAGTTGCCCCCAAAATTAAAGTTAGCATTGGCAAGACTGGGTATACGATCAAATGATACATCGCTAGAGTACAATGCTTTTTGTGAGGATGGGTTTGTTTCTCTTCCAGTACTCTTTCTACTTAATAATCCTACAATGCTAGCACAGGTAAACACAATAGTAACAGTTCCAGATTTAGTGCTATTATCAGCTTCATCAGTAATTGAAAAATTATCTATAAGCCCAATAAATCTACCTGCTGGATTACCAGCAATGCTTAATAGGGCACCTGTTGTAGGATTGAATATTCCTCTACTAACGGTAATCTTACTACCTTTTAATTGACTTTCAAACACAGTTGTTATATTACTACTAGGTATTCCCGAAATGCCAATACTGATCTGCTGTGGAGTTATTCTTAAATCGCTTTGTGTATTTGTTATTGATAATAATTGTCCAAGCCCTGTGTAGTCTGTCCCGTCTAAGGTTAAAGTTTTATGATGATCACTAAATGTTATGACCTCAGCTATACCATCAACATCATATGTATTAATTTTAACAAATAACGCATTAGCAATTGAACTATATGTGCTTAGGTCTAATGACATTATGTCAAGTCCTCAACAAACGCAAACTCGCCTGCCCAACCAACTTGGTTCCTAGCAAATATATTCCACTGTGGGAATTGTGTGCAAATTACTGACCACACACAGTTTTCTGCTACATTTAAAGTATCAGCACCTGCGGCATCAATTATTGGACGGTGTAGTGTTACTGTGTTTGTCCCAAAAGCTATATCACTGGTTACTGTATAACAGGATCCACTTGAACCTAACTGTATAACATCACCTGCAAGAAAGTTATATCCACTAGATGCTTGCCCGCCTGTAAGTGTTATGGTATTGCCTGTTGACCAGCTTGCTGTAATTGCTGTTTTGTCTGCGGCATCACCTTGATACTTTATTAACCAATTATGTCCTGGATTGTTTATTTGAATAGTGCCTATAGTATGTCGATCTAATGCTTCAATTTTGCTTATGTCTTGTCTGTAATCTTGCCATCTAGGACCGTCTGGTAATCTAACACTAAAGCGCCAAGGTTGTCCAGTTCTTGCTATTGACCTAATAGTACCATCTCGTGCTGTTGTGCTTGAGACTGTTTTTAATCTATCAATTGAAATTGATTCTGCGTTATCTATTACCCATTGGAATGCTGTTGTCATATTATCTTCTCATTAATGGAGCACTTTTTCTGCCCTGTTCAGTAACTGCATATATGAAGCTAGGGTCTCTGGCAACCATTTGTTTGAAACTCAATGCGTCAACTGCGTTAATATTATATACTACATTAGTACTACCACCACTGATTGGAGTAATTGTTCCTGGGCCTGATATCATCTCAGGACCTCTTTCACCTACAATACCAAACTTACCTGCTGGTAAATTACCACCATTGGCAAAGAAGCCACCAAATATACTACCTAATCCCTTACCTATGCCTGACACTACACTACCAATACCACTACCGACTGATTTAACTATATTGCCTACAGTACCCATAATGCCACCACCACTTGGTGTTGTGTTTGGATTAAAGTCAGGTGTTCTGCCGTTACCTAATATAACACTTCCTACACTTCCTAATATACTACCTAATCCACCACCACCTCCAGAGCCACTGCCCTTGGAACCTTTACCACCACCTCCAAATATATTACCTAAGGCACTCGGAAGACCGCCACCACCTCCTCCACCTACTGGTACTACATAAAGTGGATTGTTACTGCTACCTGTTGGAGTGCTACCGCCACCAAATACATCACCTAGACCAACACCTTTAAATATTTGTGCCATAAGTGTTTGTAGATTAGAACGGAATAGATCTTCAAGCATGCTATCAACAAAGCCTTTCCATTCAAACTTACCAGTTTTGGCAAAGTTTACAATTAAGTCTTCCATTCCAGTGACAGCTTTATTAAAAAAGCGTTCAGCTTTAGCACTAGCGTCAGATGCGGCTTCTATATATTCATTGAATGCCCGTTTCCATCCTGTACTCCATTTTCTGCTGGTGTCAATATCATTTTGTGTAGCTCTTGTTAACGCTCCTACTCCTCTAAATGCTTCTTCATACGCTTTTTTAACTTCCTCAACAGGCACTTGACTTCTCATCATGTTTTGTGCTTTAGCCCAGCTTTCAATCTGACTTTCTGCTGACTCTCTTGCGGCTATAGCTATATCATCATATTTCTTTTCATTAGCTGTCATTGTAAGTCGACGAGTATCATCTTGTATCTTTCTTACTTTTTTAAGGGTTGCTGATTGTTCAGCAAGTTGAAAATTGAGGAAACGAGTATTTTGTATTTCTTGATACTGTGCTTTGTTTTTGTCAATTATTGATTTTGTATTTTTGTTATATTCAAAGCCTAATTCTTTTTCAGCTTCAGCTAGATCTTTTAATCTAGCAACTTTTTCTGGACCTGCATCCAAAGCGTTTGCTTCAGCTTTTGCTTTTGCAAGGTCTCGCATCTGACTAGCATATTTGTCTGTGTGTTCAGCTAATGCCTGAGTGAGTAATACTTGTTCCTCATTCATGCCCAGCATTTTTCTATTCAGATCAAGTGTGTTTAATGTTTCAGCATTGGCAAATTTGTAACTGGCAACCATTTCTTTCGTTGCTAGATTAGATTTTTTGATTGCGGCTAAACTCTTTTCGTCAACCTGGGGAGTCAATGCCTTACCACCAAATATATCACCCCCAGTTTCAACTTCATCTAGAGACTTTTTCAATGCCTCCATTTCTTTATTGGTTCCGGCTATTGCTTCACCACCAAGAGCAAAGTATCCAGCAACAACAGAACCTAATAGTAAAAGGCCCTGAGCAACTTTTATGAATATATTTTTACTCATAATAGAATTAAGTGCTATCATGCTGACAGCCGCTACTCTAATTCCTTTAGCTAGTGATACAAACGCCCCACCAATCATAATAACTTTACCGATTGTAGCCGCCGCTAACCAAAGACCAAATGATACTGTTAATATTTTAATGTTTTCAGTTATAAATCTAATTGCTCCACCTAATGCTCCACCTAATACCTTAGCAAAACCATTACCTGAGGCGATAGCAGACTGCATACTTTTTACAGCATCAGTTAATGCTGAAGTTAATCCACCTTCACCAATCTCATTGAGGAAAATTCTAAAATTATCATCTAGATTAGATATGGCTCCACTCAATGTCTTACTTTGTGCTTCAATAGCACCAGCAAACTTAGTTTCACCAATCTCATTTAGTAATGTTATTATTTCCCGTCCGTCATTTGCTATTACCTTAGTAGTGTTCCCCATTATAACTGTTAGTTTGTCACCTTCAGTTTTAACTTTTATACCTAACTGTTTGAGCATTTCAAATTCACCAGTTGTGGCATTGAATACTGCTTGTGCTACCTGATCAAAATTCTTCTTCATACCAGCGGCAATATTACCAATGTTCTTCATGAAGTCTGTAGTAGGTGTTAGTCCAGCGTTCTTAAATGTTATAAATGCTGTAGTAACTTCAGCTAATTGGAAAGTTGTGCCTTTAGTGAAGTCTTTGATTAGTTTAAATGATTTTGCCGCTTTGGTAGCATCACCTTCAATGGTGATCAATACCTGTTTAAGATCTTGGAACTGTCTTATAGTGGTTACTAATTCTCTAGCTACTAAAGCAACAGCTAGTGCCTTAAAGGCCGTGCCTAGTCCACCAATTTTAGCCTTTAACCCACCAATTGCCGAAGAGGCACCTGCGGTATCAACCTTTACTTTATATCTTAGATCAGCCATTGCTATTTTGTCCTGAATATTTTATCTAGTTCTTGTTTAATTACTTTTAATGTTGGTTTAAACATACCTTGAGGTGCTTGTTTACTGTGTCCTTTGTCCAATGGCACTGCATATTTATAATCAGCATGAATAGTGTCACCATTCTCAAGTTTAGTTCTTCTTTTAGCATTACCAGTTAGTTTAGGAGTAACCTTAACCCATGTTGCGTAGGCTTTGTTTACTACCTTACTGAGTTGTCTTGCTTTGCGTTCAACGCTAGGTGTAATCCTGTCATAAAGAACTCTTACTGTTATCATTTTTTTAACTTGTCCACATTAGCTAACATCTCTGCCATTTCTGATTGTGACATTTTAGGTGCTGGAGGTGGTAATCCTTTACTTTTAGCCTCTTGAATCGCTTGCTGTCTATTTTCGTATTCCTGACCTAGTTCAGCAAGTATGATATCAATGCTATCACCTTCTTGTAGTAGCTTGCTTGGTAACACACCATAACGCCTAGCTACCCAATCAATGGTAGCCAACATATTTAATTCGGGGTCTTTGTCTCTAATTCTGTACTCACTAACTTTCCCAATTCTTCTACCACTTTTGCCACTACCTTCATCATGATATCTGTTGGTAGTACTACATCACCTTTACAAATCTGAGCACCTTTTTCATCACGGATTAAGTCACTGACTATTTCAGCCGCTGATGCAAAGTCGTCAGGCTGGATTGTTGCCATTTTAGCAAATGTTTGAATATCTTGTCTGTCGTAGACATAGAAAGTTAATGATTCACCATATTTCTTTTGAATGGCTTCGTCAGTAATTTCAATTTTAAGTAGTTGGGGTTTTGATGCTAGTTGTTCAAGTTTCATTTAATCTTCCTCTCTGTTAATCATTGTGTTTAATACTGCTATCTGGAATGCTAATCTGTTTCGTGCTTTATCTAGATCTTTACGAGCACAGTTAACTTCATTAAGGCACTTAGCTGTTTCTGCTAACATGCTTTGTAATAATTCTTTATTGCTTTTATTTTCTAAGACATCCATTGATCTTGTTTCCTTGTATCTATATTTATAATAAATTAAAAGGGCATAAACTGCCCTTTTAATATTAACTCTACTTCTTAAGCTGTTGTTGCTGTGTAATCACCGTCTACAGTAAGTGTAATTGGTGTTACCCATACTGGCGAGTCAGCTGATACTGTTGGTGCTAGACCTGTAACATATGCTTCGCCTGTTATTGTAGGTCCGTTGGTACCGTCATCTTCGTCACCCATGTAAAGACTGAAATCTACTTTTACTTTGTCTTTACTTAGGCCAAACACGCCGTACTCTGCCGCTGTTGATGATGCCGCACCTGCCGCAGTTGCCGTCGCATAGTCTGTTCCAAAGAATTTGGCTTGATCTACTACCAAATTCATTGCTAGACTGTTTGTTGATGTTGTTGCTATTTGTTGCTTACTACCATTGTCAAGTGTTGTCCAGGAAAATACATCATTTGCATTGTTCAATGTAATGTCCTGAAGACTAGGTAATGGTAGGCTGTTTGTGTCCCCTGAGTTAGCATTCACTGACAATGTCAATGTTGCCTGGGCAGAAGCCACCCCTGGTGCTGGATATATATAAGCCATTTGTTTATTTCCTCATTATTGTTAAATCAACTTCGTAAAGTTGAATGTAAACTCTGTTACTAAGTTATCACTTTCAAAGCTGGTAGCAACTTCAGTACTGCGTTGCCGCCATCCTGTTGTTGTATCTAAGGCTTTCGCCGCTTTTACTGTGGTAACCATAGTATCATAGTTCGTTGGTAAGTTTTTTGCGTCTGTTGATACATAAACAACCATTGTGGTAGTTTCATTTACAATACCACGGTTGTCTAATGTGTCAATCAAGGGTTCTTGGACTGTCTGTGGGCGATCCACATATATCTTTTTCATATTCTTGAGGTATAATGGTTGCCCACTAGCGTCCCAAGGTAATTCCTCACTGACACCAAAGCCTGTTACCAGGTTTGCATTCAAGTAAGTTAAGATATCGCTTCTCATCGCACTCTCCTAAGATTAACATAGCCAGGCACTTTTTCTGTAGATTCTACAGACAAGTCCCCATCATAGTCATACCAATCACCAGCAGTTATTAATTCACCTAATAGTTCATTAAATTTCTGTTGGTAATGGCCAATCTTTGCTCGCTCTGCATTGTTCTCATCACTAAAGTCAGCAACCTTAGGCATTATGTAGTAATAAAAGCAATGAAATACACATAAGTCTGTGAAATCATTCTGTCTACTTAATATCTTGGTAGCATTTAGTTCTGGAATGTCAGCTACTGAACTGATAGACGCACTTGACTGTTTTAAGTAGTAAGCACGCCACCAATTTGTTGAGCGTAGTTGGGAAAGAATGCGTTCAGTAGATCTAATTAATAGATCTTCCACTACATCCACTGTCAAGCCTTCATTCGCCTCAAACACACGCTGATCTCTATCTACTACATCGTCATATGTAGCAAAAGATAAAACGGTAGTTCCTGATGTTATGAAAGCCATCTTCCTAATCCCCTATTAATCAGTTGCAGAACCTACTAATTTAACAGCATGAGTAGCCTGTATAGTTGAAGCACCTGCTGTTGCTGTTACTACTAAGTCAGTAGCACGAGCTGAAGCTTGTCTTTGTTCTTCAACTTTAATACCGCCACGCATAGAATGACCAAATGCTGATGGAGCAAATACTGCACCAACTGCGTTTAGTTCAGAGTCTGTGTCAGTGTCTAAGTCTTGTTTAACAAGAGCTGATTCATAAATTGCACAGCCTGCTAGTGAACCAATATAGTAACCGCGTAAGATTGAGCTACCAATTTCTGATGCTGTGATATTTGCACCACCAGTTGTTGCTAATTCTTTCTTAAGTTGTAGAGCTTGTCTTGGCGATACAATAGCCGCTAAAGGACCTGAGACTTTGTTACCTCGTAATGTAGCAACTGCGTCAAAGATGTTGTCAACTGTGATAGCTGAATCTTCAGTGCCGACAGATTGTGTTAATGCGTTGAATAATGCGAATACTTGTGTATCCATTGATTCTGCAATAGCTCGACCTGATTGGTCACCTAATTGTGTTAACACATTGTTATATGCTGAATCTCTTAGCATATCTGTGATTTGATGATAAACAACATGCTCAGTTAGTGTAATACTAGCTGATGTTGTGTTAGTTGTTTTTACTGTTGCCACCTCTTCATCTGTGAGGTTTTGTGCTGTAATTCCTGCCCATACTGGAACTTGAACTACTTTACCTGCATTAGCAGGCATGTCAAACACTGAAACAACTTGTCTTGCAATACTTGATTCGTAAGCCGCAAATTGTGCCGCCGCTACGAGGTTAGCATACAACTCATTGTTAATGTCTGTTGTTGATACTGATGGAAAAGCCATTTTAAATAACTCCTAGTTATAATTTAATTAAATTATACATTACCCTTAGCCTTAGCCTCGGAGTATAATCGTCTATGTTCTGGATTAGTCATGTCTAACTTAGAGATATCAAATTTAGTATTAGTGTTTCCATTAACACTTGATTTAGTATTGGATGTTGATGGTGTAGGGTTTACAAAGTGTGGGTTTTCTTTTAGAAAACTGTCCACTAACTGTTCTACATCGACTGCTTTGCCGTCATCATTATAACGAACATTGCCTTCATTATCAACAACTTCTACATCACCACTTTCATTTAGTCTCACGCTTGAGACCAATAAACTTTTAACCTGTTCAGGATTTACTGATCTCAATTTAGCCGCTGAATTTAACAGTGGTGTGTTGATCTTGTATTCCTTAATGATGCTATCTCTTTGTTGGATTTCTGAATCCTTTTTGGCCGCTAATTCCTGAAGTGTTTTCTCAAACTCGCCACGCTTTAATTGCTCTTCTTGGCGTCTCTTTTCATGATCTGTTTTAAGTTGTTTAAGTTCTTCAATATCACCTAACTCTGCAAATTGTTTTTCAAACTTTTTGGTAATGCTAGACTTCAGCCCTGCCATATGATTGTCAAACTCTTCTTGACTATAGGTTTTAGCGTTTGATTGCACCTGAGTCTCAGTCTCAGTAACTGCTGGTGTTTCTGTTGCCATGATAGTATCTTCGCTCATGTAGCGTGCCCTCCTAGAGGTAGTTGTTTAAGTTATTATTTATGTAACTTATATTCTGATTCAATAATATTGCTCTGTTACTTAGGTGTGCGTAGTCTTGACACTACACCTTTGTTCTTTAAATGTTTTTGTGCTAATCGCATACCACGATTGAAACTAGCACTTCGGCTAGTCATTATTCTACCGCCTTTACGAACATAGCGTGCTCCTGCTTTGTGTCCACCACAATCGCCTTTACATTCAGATCCATAGTATGCGGCCATTATTTCTTACCCGGTTTCTTCTTTTTCTTTTTATGGTATGGCATTATTCTTGACCCTGAACTAGCAGTTTAGACTTAGCTGATTGTAAAACTTCAGCTGACAGCTCTGGATGTATATCAAGTATCTGTTGATCATTATATCCTTCTATAATCATAGCTTCAATGTGTGGTTGTCTGTTTTCTTCTGTTAAGGTAGGGTGTGCCATTTCGTAATCATACCCTTCCATATACTCTTCACCAAAGTGTGCTTCAGCAATTTCATATTCAAACATTGTTATGAGTTTAGGATCGGTTAGTGTTTTGCGTGTTTCTAACATTAGTCTAATGTCATTTGAAACATCTCTAATACCAAATGAGTCTGGATAGTCAATTGCACCATCCCACGAGTAGCCTTGATATTGAGCAAACAGTCTCCACATTTGTTCTTCAGCTAATTCTAAATTGTCTGATTTTTCTGATAGGCGTGCGTTAAGAAGGGTGAACTCTGTTTCTAATGCTACCCCTGATACTGTTCTTGATTCAGTAGCTCTGACTGCACCAGTGTTGGCCATTTTATCTATTGAGTCTACCAATGCTTCTTTAGTTTTAAGTATTGCGTCTACATTACTGCCATTGTGATCTAATACATAAGGTTTCAATGCTGGATCTAAATCCTCTGGCATGTGTATTACGGCTCCAGCCCCCGCTCCGGCCTCTGTGTTGGGTGTCTTAACTAAACTTGGGTGTCCGTCTAAACGAATACCTTGTTCTATCTCACTATTAAGATTGTATATCATGCGTTGTGCATCTGAGATATCAGCTAAGTCACTTATACCAAAGCCTCTAACTGTTGACTTCTTATTGTATACACATACTGCTGGTATCACTCCTAGCTCATTTATTTCTTCATACTCTTCTGTTAGCGTATTCTGATCAACATCAATAATTGATGTCTTAATTGTTTCTGGTCTCCATTCCTTAATTGTTCTGACACTACCGTTAACTTCTTCTAGGTAACGAATATAATCTAAACGGTATGCTCCATTTGGTGAGCGGGCATATGACCAATCCAACATCATCAATGGTGTTATTAGGTTAACATATGGTCTAACTTCTTGATTAAGTTCTTCAGCTCTGGTGTTACTATTAGTATTTGGCTTTGCCATTATAATCCAGGCGTGTCCAAACACTGAACTCCATGTAGCTACATCTTTCATAAATGCGTTTAGGCTACGACCGTCGAGGTCAGCATCTTCTATAAATGCTTCTACTTCTGACAATCCTTCTAGGCTTGCATACTCTCTCTTAGGTTGTTCTCTGAATAAGAATGAATTGAATACTGACACAACTGATTGACAGTGATTGTCTAATGGTGTAGCTTGTAGTCTTGATGAATATTCACCTGCTGATTCTAATTGATAACGGGTTAGGTGTTGACCGTCTCTATATACTTCTCCACCCATATAACTTTCATAAAGATATTGTAGGCGGTTTCGGTTCTCTTCATATATTTTATTGCCTGAGACTAGGCTGTTTATTTCTTCTGTAAGTATAGTGCGAATTGACATGTCTGGTATCCTCTGTGTCTAATTATTATTTATCAATATGTTACTGTTGGTTAATGCTATGTCCCCATCGCTGTGGCGTTGGCATTGGTGCTCGGACTTTAGTCAATGGATAGAGAAAGTCAATACAGTATGACGCCGCATCAAACATATGATCCCATTGTCCTTTATCAGGCACTTGTGTTCCTTCTTTATAACAGTATTTCTCTAGGCTTTCTATAGTGTGCTTACAGTTTTTAGTAATGAATAGATGTCTAACATCATCTGATGAACACAGACGGCTGTTGTAGCTGTTAATCCTATCCTTGACAGCGTTATGCTTTCTAGGTGCCTTAACTATGAAACCATTATTAGTAAGTATGCTATGATCAGTTGCTCCCCCCGCAGAAGTCTTACGACTAGATCCGCTAGGGTCAGGATAGACAAATATCTTAGATTTTGGATAACGCTCTTTGATCTCATCACACATGTCTTGAGTGTTAGCTGAGTGCATCATTACTTCATCTATCTGTAACATCTTATCTTGTTGCTGAACATGAATAGCGGCTGACATTGGCGTAACATTAAAGTCCATTCCTATATGTATAGTCTTTGTGTCAACATCATCAATGATTGGGATCACTGTGAGGTCGCGTTTAAATGCCCAGGCAATCTGTCCAACAAAGGTTTCGAATGATGCCTCAAACTCTTGTCTGAATGTTCTAGCATCCAAATCCTTTCGGGCCTGATCAATTTCTTCTGCGGGTATGTTACCACCTTCTAGACTTGTAAACTGATGTCCACTCCATTGTTCAGGATCTTCTAGTTTACGCATATACAAATCATAAAACCAATTGCTCTTACCTGTTGGTGTTGATATGAATAAAGCGTG